CATTTGAGCAGCAATAGCATCAACAATAAACTTAACATCATCAGTCTCAGCTGATGCAGTTGATCCTGTAGCAGCAGTACTTACTGCAGTAAAGAATGCACTATTCTCAGCCTTGTAAAAATCTCTAAGTAATAATCTTGGAAGAGTTGTTTGCATAAATGGTAATTGCTTAGCCATTTGCTTTGAGAAACGTGCAAAGCCTGCAATGTAATCTTCTACAATCTTGATTTCTGACAAATCGTAATCAACTTGACCTTTAGATGCTCCTTCAGTTTGAACTGCGATAGCACCCTCTCCACCAGTCTCACGATACTGAACATATAATCCAGTTGGACTAATTGAAGTTGGCATTAAATCACGAAAGTTAATTTTTTGAGAAGGTAATAAAGCTTGTGTAGCAGCATAAGATGCAACACCATCACCAGTCAAATTATTTGACAAAGTCATGTTACCTACAGCCTTGATCTCCATACGGAATGGCTTACCTTTCTTTACGTTTTGGATTTGGTCAAAATTCTCCTCTAACCCTTCACCAAATAATTGTCCAAAAGATTTTTTCTCCATGCTAGATGCAGATGTAGATTTTACTCTTGTTTGTAACAAATCAAATCCTTTTAAGATTGCAGCTTGCTCAGCTTTTAATTTGTTAAACTCATCAGTCATAGCTTTTACAGCCTCAGCTGAATCACTACCATTACCGAATGCGTTGATTTTCTCATCAACTGCAGTTACTACTGATTTTAATTGATCAGCAATCTCACTCTTTGTTTTCTCCGATATTGAAGTCTCTAACGTTGATTTCAACGCCTCCAATTCGGTCATTAATTCTTTTTTTTCCATGATTATGGTTTTTGTAATTTGATTAAATTTTATTTCTAAACTGCCTGATAATATCCAATGTGTCATCAACTGGCTGAATGGTATTAACCGGCTCAGTAGCTTTAGATTTCATATCGATTATTAATTGAGCTAATTGTTTACTATGTAATAACAACATCTGAATAGTATCATCAGTTGCAGTTGTATTTCTGCAGAATTTATCAATAGCTGCTGACTTAGCTGCTATCATATCTACATCAATATTCTTATCTCCTTTTAGTGATGTTATCGGTGTCAAAGGATTTGCTCCCCATGCAGTTAGTGAACTACCCTCATATAACTTTACTTCCGTAATCTCAAATTGACCTAATGATGGATTGCGTAAATAGTTTTCATACGATTGCACCTGGTTACGCTTAATTATTTTAAACCCTATTGAATGCTCAGTTATTAAGCCACTCTCAACCATCTTTATAAAGTCCTCACCTCCCTCATGTGTACCTACTTGACTCTCATAATATAATCCATACTCATCCTCTCTTAATGTCAATAACTTTCCTAATGGAAGTGATGGATCATGATTAAGTAGATGCTTTATTCTAGGTTGTGCAGATGCCGGTCCCTGCTCACTAATTGTCTTAGTGAATGCTCCAGGCTTCATGATATCACCATCACTATCTACATTATTGAACTTGCTAAAATAACCTGTAACAATACCCTGTATTGGATTCATGTCCATTATCTCAGAGCTTATTGATACGTCTTTTATATTGTATATGCTGTTCATTGGTATAAAGTTACTAATTTATTTTAATAAATAATCCAAAATTATATTCTAATTATTCTGCCGTTTCTATCACGCTTAGCTTGAAATGCTACCGTACATCTACAATTGACTACCTCTTCAGCAGGTACTGGTAATCCATTTGGCTGACTCCTAACACCTGGCTGCATCATGCCGATATCTCCTAGCTTTGCATTGGTTAATGTAAATGGTGTATTTATTGGCAAGCTTGTACCATCTACCATTCTATGATCATGCCTTGTACGTTTGTCTTTTACTGCTATCCATGTTTTCTGCATCACATTACCACTCTCATTTGCATAAATCATAGCAGCACCATTTGCACTGGTAACTGTCTCAGTCCTTGCTATACGTCTTGCCCTCATTGCATTAAATGCAGGACTTACTAACAACTGCCTAACTATATCATCAAATGATGCACCTGTTACTGCTGCATCACTTAAAACCCTTTGTATAAATGCTGTACTATAATTTGTCATTAAGTTAGCATCATTAAGCAAATCAATACCATAGTACTGATTCATAAGCTCCACTATCCTTTCATTAAATCCCATCTGAGCAGTAAAGAATGTATCATCAGCCTTTATTGATTCAGTCCTTGTTACTCTTGCCCATGCCGGACCGACTGTCTTATACAATGATACCAACACATCATAAATAGGGAACACTGGCAAAGCCATAGGATCTTGAGTCTTAACAAATGCATCAAGCTGTATCTTTAATGCCTTATGAAATTTAGGCTCGTATATCTTCTCATATCTTTGTTGGAATTTACTCCACCTATTAAAGTATTGATTTTGCTCTTGTTGTGTCATAAACTAACTGTTATGCTTAACCCTTGACTACCTAATTTATTTGCTAATGCTTTTTTAATCTGCTCTACCTTCCACTCCCTCTGTTGTTTTTTTAATGGACATGATGGAACTGGTAACTCACTAATCAATATCATTGTGATTTTATTATTAATCATGCCTGTTATTTGCTCTATACTTTTTTCCATTATTACATTGGTAAATCAGCTACATTGATACTTAAATCAGTAATAAATTGCTTTCCTGTATCAATTATAATTTCATTCATTGCAGGCTCATCTATCATCTCAAAGTCTTGTATCTCTCTCTTCTCATTTGGTGTTATCCACCACATAGCATTTAATGCATCAGCTTGCATCTTCATATCCTCTTGCATAGCAGGGATGTCACTTATATCAATCTCTATCGTTCTTTGTATGCCGTCTTGATACATTGGCAATATGCCTCTTATCAATGCATCTCTAAACAAATGTATATTTGGCAAGATTGAATTTGTATACAACATCTTTAATGCTGTATTCATATTGTTGTATGTACTGCTATCAGTATTATTTAACAACACTTCAGGGAACTTATAAGCATTACAAATCTTTGTGAAGTCTATCTTTTGTAAATCTGACACCTCCATATCTGCAAGCTTTAAGCCTAACTCTAAATACCCCATTTCACCGGCTGCAAAGTATGGAGCACCTTTGTTACTGCTATTCTTAAGATACTTAGCAAAGTCATTCTTACGCTGTCCTAACTCTTCAACTCCAAAATCAGCTTTCTCAAATACAATTCCTGGTATACCACCATTTTGCATTTGTGCTACTGATGCATTCATTCCTGCATCTAATCTTGTTACACGCTTAGTTAATACCTGCAATGGACTTAAGCCCCTGAACTGCTGACCATTGGTGATAGTTGGATTGTAATACTTTACATGGATAATCTCATTAGTAGTAAATGTACCGTCAAAGCCAGTATCAAAGTATCTATAACCTGATACTCTTTGTGGGAACGAATCAGTAACTAATACTGTTACATTTTGGTTATTCAATGCATGTAATGTAATCATGCCTGCATTAGGCCCTAACTCTAATACCTCTTTGTATAAAAACAATTCACCAGTAATGTACAAGATTGTGTAGTACATAATCTTATCCTCATAGCTTATGCCGTCTAACATCTTCATAAAGATATCATCTTGCTCTAAGTCCTGTAATGCTTTAATCTTGTAGTATTTCTTTTGTATGCTTTTAAAATCATGTCTCTTGTAACCTTTCATTGCTACATCATCTACTACCTCATAGCCATAAAACGGAATTCTTGCAGCAGTCTCAGCTAAGTAACTGATTACAGAATAAATATCATCTATTGTTGTGTATTGATTAATAGCCTCAATAGTTTGCCAACTTGGGAAGATAGCATTGCTAGCGTTAATGGTCATGCCCATCATGTTATTAACTGCCTTAGTCTTTACTTCCTTTTTGCCTAATATCTTATCAATCCATTTCATATGCAAATATTAATTTAGGTTTTAATTCAAATACTTCTCTCATCATAAACATATCCAACAAATCCGGACTATCTCCATTAAGCTTAATCTTCATCTCATCTTTGCCTACTATCCTAAGCTTACCATCATAATCACTCTTAGCCCTTTGTATTGCTTTACGCTCATACATAAATCTTTGCCTCACTGTCATTGTACTATCGTACATCTTTGATGCTACATTCTTACTAATCTTCATTTGACCATCACCAACTCTTCCACCTGATCTGTAATAGCATTGTGTCTTTAGGTTGAAGTAATTCTCTTTTATAAGCCTACCACTTGCCTCATCCTTTACACTCATTGCTGATGCTCCACCATTGAATGGTACTGCACCTTTAATGAATCCATCTACATAACTACCAACACCATCAGCGTCATAACAAATATAACGATTTTCTACGGAATACTTTTGAGCTATGCGATTAATTAAATCTATTACCTGCTTACCATCACTCTTATCCATTATCTCCATATCTACAAGCTCCATGCCTTCCCAGTATCCTACTACAAGCTTATTGCTACCTTTCATGGCTATATCTGCTGTAATGTACTTGCCTACTTTGTTTACTCGTTTTACATTCTCAAATAGTCCTGCAAAGCTATCATACTCATACACATCATTTGGACTGTTACTCACCTTCCATCTACCCTCAAGTAGTTGACGCCTGGTGTCCTCATCCTGACTAAGCAAGTTACCAGGATAAGATGGATCATTCTTTAATCCTTCCTTATTGTCGTATATGCTACCACTAACAAACGTAATGGACTTAATAAAGTCCTTAGCCTCTAATCCTGAAGCTTTCATCATTGGCTCAAGTATATGCTCAGCTTTATCATACACCTCATCATAATTATCACCCCAAATATAATCATGGCCATACTTGATAAAGTATCTTAGCTTACCTCTACGTTCTAGTATTGGAAAGCCAGTCTCACTATCTATCCACCAACTAATAAGCTTATACACCCATGATTCAGGATCAGGATTGCATGTAGCCCTAACATAAGGTTTAACCTGGCATGATGATCTATTCCTTGATAGCAGATAAAAGAACATTGATTCAGTAAAATGAGTAAGCTCATCAAATCCTAAGAATGGAATTTGTGAGCCTTGCCAGTCGTACTTATTTTTCTCATACTCTAAATGTCTAAATGATATCTTTACTCCTGATGGGAACTTCCAGTCTAATGATGACTCTCTTGCATCTCCTTTTACAATTGGATAAAGCTTTGTACTGGTGTCCCATAATCCACCTTCATTTCTAATCTGCACTGATGTACGTCTAAATATTACACCACCAAATCCTTTTATGTCTATGTGTCTAATGGGATCTAGTAGCAAAGCAAATGTTTTACCTACAAACGCAGCTGCACCACCGATAACAATATCTGCCTTACTCGATAGTGCAATAGTTTGGTAGCCTGGTTGTGGCCGTATGTATTCTACGTTATGCAATAGGATCTATTATATCTTCTATCGGCTCAATAGGCTCAATGAAATTATCTCTGCCATTGTCCGGTAGTTGTATTACTTGAAATGTTTTTATGTCCTGCTCTACGTTCATCTCTAATCTATCAGTAGGCTTACCCACTCCATGCTCCCAACAAAACTTAACCAGTGCAGGCTCATCACTTCCTAGCAGATGAATAAAGCCAGCTTGAACACTGCCATAGTATTCCTCTATAGCTTTTAGTGCTATATTCTGCACATTTATCTCATACTCTTTTGATTTCCTTCCCAAAATATACTATAGTTTAATCAGTATAAAATTACACATTTTTTTAGACATAACGATAATTAAATGACCTCTTAAGTAATTCTAAGGCTTTTTTACGGTCTATAAGCAGTACGTCCCTCATCTCGTATATGTCTTTAAATATTGTGCCTGTATTAACCTCTAAAATAGATTTAGGATTTATATCTTTAAATCTTTGTTTTGCATTTATAATTTTTATGAGCTCATCATTTTTGTAAACTTTGTATAAGTTTTTTAACCCATCATACATCTTTAAAATCTGCTCCATAATCTCATGCTCAGATCTTGTGGTGGTAGCTACTTTATAAGCCAGTATTTTATTGTGATTAAACACCCTGTAAACGGTTGATTTTTCCATGTCTTTTTTTTAGTTTGTAACCGATGTAACCTATTTTACCTATTTTTTCTATTATCTATATATATATATATATTTATTCTTTAGTAAAATTTATATAAAAATAGGTTACATTGGTTACAAGTGTTATTATTTAATTGATTTTCAATGCGTTAGGATGTAACCAATCCTAAAAAAAATCGGTTACATTT